GTGTATCCACTCCAAGCCAATCCAAAATAGTAAGAACTTGCTAACTGTCTACTATCAGGACCATACTCTTTTACATTTGGAACTAAGTAATTTGGTCTTCTTGTTTGAGTTGTTAGAGCGGCTGGTTGTTGCCATTTTATTTTGAATCTATACTTGGCCTTTGTTGGAATACCAACAGTGGGGTCATTAGATAATACTTTTTCACCAAACTGATTCGTCACCAAGTAATCCAAGTTCATCGGTAATTCAGTCAACCATGTTCCACTACCATCAATCACGTTACCCGCTTGTTCTAATTGGTATACTTCTAATATTGGATTACCATCAGAATCTTGTTGTATTGTTTGTCTTATGGCTAAAATTTGACCAGGTCCCGCAACTAACGAACACAAGTTACCCATATTATCCCTTGGCTTACAATTTCTTCTAACTCTAAACGAGTCCGCTGTAGAGTACACTGAACCCATAAATGTCGCGGTGGGTTGTATATCAATATTAGCATCGTTTCTTAAATCAAAATCAATTCTATTAATCGCAATTTGACATATGTCTGGGTCACCCCACAGTGGAGATATCTCGGCGTTTGTTGTTAAATTAACAATTTGTGGTAGTGAATTAAGGTCTGTCGATGTTCTGAATTGATTACCGGCAACTTGAGCTTCAGTAGCTCTACCCATTCTAATTAAATCCTGTGGTGTTAATGAAAACTCACCGATATCAGATAAGTCAACATCCATTACGATAGTTTGACTACCCAATGGAACACCCATAATCATGTAATCACCACTCTCATTTGTCTTGGCAGTAAGCTTATAGTATTTGTCGTATATTTCAACAGCAGTTGCACCTGTCAACGCATCAGTTCTCGATGGTAAGGTACCTGTCGCGGCGTGTTTTGAATATGATTTTTCGTATGGTAATAAATTGTATCTATATCCATCGCTATTAATATCCGTAATTGATTTATATGGATAGATACTTTGGATAATTGGGTTAGATTCGTCAACACTTTCGATTGGAATGAAGATAGAAACCCTTGCATTTGGTAACCCAAAACCATTGTTAGCACTGACTCTTCCCACAATAACACCATAATCAGCACAACTTCTCGTATAGATATCAGACTGTTGTATCTTTATCGAAAGTATTTCAAGAAATTCAAATTCTTGGTCTAACTGAAGATTGATTGTTTTATTAACCCCAACCTCTGTTGGTATTCTATATGATTGACCCATTAAATGGTTTTAACTATAAATAGTTTATGTGGTATTTTATCAAGAAAATACACCACTTTAAATTATAGTTCAAAGAAGGTAAAAATAAACTTATGAGAACGTAACTGATTGGAAGTTCTTAACCGATACTCTAATATCCTTATTTGGATATCTAATTTGATAAACCTGTGAAGGTTGTGCGAAGATTGTATCGTCAACTGGTCCTATTAATTTTGTTTCAGGGTCAGCATAAACCATTGAGGTTTCTGCGGAGGAGTATTGACCCCCAACTTCATTGTAGATTTCAAGACCCGCAACTGTTAAAACACCATTTAGGTTTTGAATAATGCTTCTGATTTCAGATAGATAGACATTCTGACCAAGTTGTCTTGTTTGAGGATTGAAGTATGTTGATACTGCGTCGATAACAGATGAAATAATTTGACCTGAGTTTTGAGCCGCATCTAAAACGATTGAAACATCTACACTTACATCAATTACTTCCGCGGTAAAGATTGAAATGTAATCGTTCATCATTCTATAGTTGGATAGATAATTTGCAATATTTTGTTTCAAGGTATTAGATACAATATTCGTTAATTTACCCGAAGTATCGTATGATAATATTTGAATCATTATTTTATTATCGTTTTCAGTAATTGACACTTTCGCTGGTGCTCCAAACTGAGCTGGCATGTTTCTAATAATTGATTCGTAATCCTGTACTGTGACTGCTCTCTTTTGTGCTGAGAAGTTAAATGATACGTAGTTTCTAATTTCTTCAATTGTTGGTACACCCGCTCCACCGATAGCTGCGGTTACGTTATTACATCTTAAAGAACTAATCACCGATGAGTTAGTTGCCTCAGAAGGTCCGTTAACAAAGAATGATACGGTACCAATTTGATTGATTACGTTTGTACCCAAGTTAGTCTGTAATCCACCTCCAACTCTATACTGAATGAACAATGTGGAGTTAGGTGATAAAGCAGCACCTAACGAAACGTTGTTAGAATACTTTTGAAGTTCCAATGTTGTTCCTAAAGTAGTGAATTGGTCTAACGCATCTTGAGCGGTATTTGTTCCACCACCAAATGTCATTTTCTTAAATCCTTCTGCGGTATATTCACTGATAAATCTATCTTGTGTTTGGATATATCTACCAACTTTAATACCTGGCTGGTCTGAAACTTTTGTTGGGTCCTCAATGAAAACTCTATCTTCCGCTAAGGCATCCACTTCATACCATCTATTAGCAGCACCCATAAATTCAGCAGATGTTGGTACGTTTGTATATTCTGTTCCGTCTTTTAATAAAACACTTGTGATACCTAATACATTTTTCTCAGGTAAAAATAATTCAAAGAATGGTTTTACATCATTCGGCGTAATAACTCTTTTGAAAACTTTGGTAATACCATTAACAACAACTTCTCTTTTTGTGATTGTGTAGTTTACTAATATACCGTTGGCGTTGAAGTTAGGAATCTTTAATCTGTTAGGGAATCCTTGAGCATTGTATGGTGAGGTGAAATCGATGTCGTATTGATTTTCGAAAACCAATCCAGCACCAATAACTTGAGACCCTCTTAATAGAGTACCAAGATATCTTTCATCTTCTTTATCACCAAATGCCGGTACTGTAATTGAGAAATCAACTAAAGAAACTGAAGGTCTTTGACCCGGTAACTTTAAACCATACGTTCTCGCAATGTTATAAATTGATGACTTTTGTTGAGCGTACTGAAGAACAGTTTCTTGTATACTTCTATCAATATGATAGTGTAAGTTATCCGCAACCGCAGCATTCAAATCCAAGAATACAGAGAAAACTGAAGCATCATTAAAATCCTGTATTAACTCAGGATAATAAGTTCTGACATAGTTTAACAATTCGGTCCTTATTCCTTCGAAGTCTCGGGTTGTATATGATATCTTACGATTAGCCATCTATCTTAAATATTGATAATTAGAAAATCACTCTGAGAAAACGTTTGAGCATTTACTGAGTAATCTATTTTTATTTTTGCAGTATATTCTGATGTTCCTTTACCAGGGAATCTGTATACTGAAGATTCACTAGTCCCTACAAAGTTTTGACCTGTCGCGATATCTATTTCTTCTTGTGGGTCTGCCGGTGTGATTGTTATATTATTGAGTAATAGGTTTGGCATAAAGTTTTCGACAGCATCTCTGATATCTGATTCAATAGCATTAAAGGTAAGTCCGTCAAATGGTTCGAAAAGAAATTCATACAATCTCGTACCAAATGTAGGTAAATAATATCGTGAACCCTTTCTAGTCAAAAGAAGATGTAATAAACTTGACTTAATCGCATCTCTTTGAAATTCAGTTAATCTTAAGTAATCTCCTCTTAGTGAATCCGCGAATGGAAATTCGAGTCCGTATGTTATACCATTTGCCATATCACATAAATATACATGGATTAATTTTTTCTTAAAGAGATGATTCCTCTAGTGTGTTTTGGGTCATAAGGACAATGTCTACAATAATTACCACAACATGACCCTCTTCTTATGTGAAATTGCTCAGTGAATATAAGTCTGTCACCTTCCATGTAATAATCAGAAGGGAGGAGTTTTTTTGACCCCTCCCTCTGATTGTTATCTATTTCCTTTGATTGAACCGTAGATTCCATTAATAATATTTTGAACTTAAATTATCGTTTGCCATTCGATTGATTATTTAATCTCACAAGCTCCACCAGCACAAGCTAATTCACCACTTAAATCTGTATCATCATCCATCTCAACGATTTTTGATAAATCAACATCGTGAAGTGTCTTCATTAATTCTTCATACTTATCTTTTGTACAATCTTCGAATGGTGCTTGTATGTATGTTCCACCATCATAAGGTAATACTGAAAGTCCATTGTAGTATTCTTTATTTTCCCACATCCACTCACCAACTGCAGGCCACTCATGTTCTCTAACTGAGATAGTTGCCGACACGTTATGTGCATTATTTCCGTTTCTGTGTCCTGGTTTAATCCACTCTTGTTGAACTTTTTTCACTCTTTCTAAGAGTTGAATTGGTGATTCATTTCTTAAGATTGACTTTTCAGGTGCTTTTTGTGGAATTCCAATAACAGCTGTGTCATGTGGTCTAAAGTATTCATCTTCAACTAATTCAGGATGGTTGTTCTTCAAGTGTGAATAAATCGCTTCGTTCTTACCAACTCTAACTCTTCTGATATAATAATCATTGTGCCAAGCGTGGATACCTGAAGATGTACCTAATGTTAATGATGTTGTTCCCGCAGGTTTAACAGTTGTTGTTCTTGCTGAAGGATTAATCTTAATTAACTCAGCAACTATTTTGTTTTCTTCTTTCACCACTTTAGCCGCCGCTTTCATATTCAAACCTAAAACTGCACCTGAACCGATACCTGTCATTGAAATTCCAATTAATGCATCTTTTTCAGTTGCTCTTTGCCATATTGGTCTTAGGTAGTGGAAGTTAGTATATCCTGCTTGTAATGTTCCAATGAATGATGCCGCTCTAACTCTACTTTCGTAGTCTTCTTGAGACGCAACATTAGACACGTTCACTTCTGTAAGGTTACAGAATTGGAATGGTCTTAAAGCAATTTCACAACAAGGGTTAGTTCCCCAATCTTTATCGTTACTTAAGTAGATACCAGGTTCGCCAGCACCACTCGCTTCAATTCTCTTCCACAAATCCATAAAGTAATCCTTTGTGATTTTGTGTCTCATTAAAACTGCAGAGTTATTAGCTCTACCTCTTTGTGGATTTTTTTCCCACCAAGCACCACTCTTACAACCAATCATTTCTTCATCAGTCGCTGAGAATAATGAGATGAGAGCCGCTCTTCTGATACCACCTGCTAATACAGCGTCTGCAATATGACAAACGATATCATGAACTTCAATTGGTTTTAACTTTTCACCATTTTGTTTTGAATCTAAGATACCTTCAACTTTGATTAAACATTCTTTTAATGGTTGAGGACCAGGAGCTTTACCACCTGAAGTGATAAGTCTTGCACCTTTTGGTCTGATATCACTGAAATCAAATTCAATTTTCGAACCACCAAAGAAGTATGATTTAACCAATACTTTAACAGCGTCAGCCCATCCTTCAATTGAATCGGCAACTAACCATCTTCTACCTCTTTCTTTATTTGGTTTTCTGATTTCAGGTAAAACATCAACGTGATGTTTTTGTACTGAATAACCAACCCCTGTTCCACCTAAAAGTAAGAACATAATTTCTGAAAATACTCTCCAATCGTCAATCGGGGCAAATGCACAGTTATAAATTCTGTTTGGTGAAATCTCAATAGGTTTACCTGCAAACTGCATTGACCTCATTGATGGAAGAACCTGTTTGTTATAAACAAACTCGTAGTTCTTTCTAATTTCTTTTTCTAATTGCGGATACTGCTTGATATGCATCTCCATGTTTCTTGTCACCAATTCGTGCCAAGTTTCTCTTCTTTTTAACTCAGGGATATACTTCGCGTACTTCATATACACTGTAATATCCGATAAAATCCTGTTTGAAATGTCCATTTTGTAAATTTTTGGGTGTAGATATTTTATTAAAAAATCAACGATTTTTATGATAAATATGTGGTCGAACACCAATCGACCAGCAAATTTAATAAAAAAAAATAAGTTTTTTGTGAAAAAAGTGTATATTTAATTAAGTGGTTTTTTGCTGAGATTCTCTTTCTTTTCTCTTCTCAAGCAACTCCTTAACTCTATCTCTTTTTCTTTCTTCTTGTTGTCCCTCAAAACCTAAGAATGTAACTGAAGATTCTGTATCTATTTCAAGAAGTTCATTATTGAATTTACAATTTTCGAAGACAACTCCGTCTTTACCAAGACGTGACTTTGTAATGGCAATCGTTGCTAGATTCATTTCTTTTTGTTGTAATGATTTAGCTACAGTGATGATTACGTGACCTACTTGAGCCTTTTTGATGGAACCACCCATTTGGTCTGTGGTTACAACCTCAGATGAGATTGAACTTCTGTTACCTTGTGTGGCTGTCCAACCTGCAATGTTCAATTCGTGACACATAGCTTCGAACCCTCTCATAACTGAACCTTCAGCTTTCCATTCATCC